TGCAATGAAAAGTCAAAAAGTGCGGTATATATATAAAATAAAATAAACGATATACAAATATAACGAACAAGACAAGATAAACACAAAATACATACAAAGATATATAGATAAAACAATTCTAAATTAAACATGTTATGCAAACATAAACAACAAATATATTTAAATATGCAGTTTTGCTTTCAAAGTTTTCTTAGAAAAGGTGAACGAATATACAATAGTGAAAACACAAAATATACAGTTCAAAAGTGACATGCATACAATACAGTGAGTCAAAGCATCGGTTAAAACTAACCGGATATACATAGACAAAATATATAAATAAACAGTCGGGATCGAAACATGATCGGAGGCCTGCGCAAGCACATCAACCGTCGCGAAACAGAAGAATCAGCCGGTTCCACACGTAAACGATAGGTAGGTAAAAGGGAACGCTTGTTGTAGCATTCGCAATAGCTACAGGTAACACTGGCAACCTTCATTAAGCTCGGTTGTGTAAGTCCAGTGTGTTGTAAACTCCTCTCTTCGAAGTGGTCGAGAGTGTGTAGAGGGGTCACAAGGTCGGATTACAACAGGAACATCGCCTGCTACGCCAAGATCACCATACACAGAGTTAAGGTAAGTGCACCGCTCACTCCGCTAACGGGTATGAAACGGATCGAGTTCAGGGTTCGTACCATAGGTATTGGTCGGTTCAGTCTAGACGTCGCGAAACGTTTTCGGTCTGGCCTCCCTCACTAGCAAACGACACACCTTCACACATAGAGGTTAAATCCAAAGAGTAGTACTTCACCAGCGTCGCGAAACGTCGGCTTAAACTTCCATACTCAAGAACTAGTCTCTAAGGCACAGTGGAAGAGGAACAATATTGACAATTGTGCTCAAATCCTAAATTAAGCAAAATATATAATTATGCAAAATTAAATAGTCCGACGTCACATAAGGTGATGGACTCGTTGGAATCACCAACGGTACCCAAAGGGATTTTGTAAGTTCTTTCAGTGTGGCTCACCACAGAACAGCCTAGCTGGTACTAGGTTTCGACTAACCAAGGAATTTAAAATTCCAAGACCAGACCTAAATTAAAAGAACTAAATTAACGCAACAATGGCGGCGCGAACGACATATTCAACTCGTTCGGGACACCAGTCCTAGGGGCCAAACCCGGGATTGCACTATGAACAGCCCTTGAACCAATTTGTTGGGTGTATGTCGGGAGCGGGGAACTACCAGAATTGGTAAGTCCCGGCACCCAAGGTACACCGTTAGCTAAATACTGTTGTTGCATATAGTCACGCTGTTGATTATAAAAAGCTTGATCCTGCTGTTGCATGTAACGTTGCGTTTCGTTGTCACGCTTACTAGCGGCATTTGCAAAAAGCCCTCCAATTAAACTTGAGCCAAGCTGCCCGACCATGTTGCCACCGGCGGCCATGCCTGCCGCAGCTGCCATGTCAGCGCTACTACTCTAAGCAATTAGAAGGGTCTCTGCAAAACCGCAGTTGAAGTGAATTGAAAACGAAAAGCTTCGTTGAGTTTGCCAGGAGCTTAATATGCGTTGAAGAAGTCCAATGTCCTGACCTCTTCTCAAAGACTGTAAGTGAGTCGTTAACACTTGCGTACTTTCCGGTAAGCAAGCGATAAAGACCACAAGCCTCTTGACGCGTACGACAACAATACTCGGTGGTTTTGTAATGAGAGCCGTTTTCATCAATTTCTCCTTCAGCAAGGAGACGTTGATTACGAACAGCTACAGACTGATTATCTTGTGAAACTAATGAAGCCAAAAATTCCTCTCCAGTTCTGGAAAATGACATTATTGAAAAGGGTTTGATGGAGTGACGGCTTCCACTGTATAACGAGTGAAAATTGGATTTGCAACAAACTGACCCCAGAGATTAAGGATGACTGGTTTGAATGAATCGTAACTATAATCAGAATGAGTCCACTTGAATACAGCCACAGAGTTGGTTCCGTCGTAAGTAGCTGAAGCTTCGCTCTTAGTCTGTTTTGCAACTGCAGCAAAGAACTTAGCTTGTCCGTCGTATGTCTTGAAGTCTCCTTTAACGACAAGTGTGTACATGAACATGGTAAACTTATTCAGTGAAAAGAGTTTAACAAATACACGAGAGAAACCTGAGGGTTGACTCTCAACAATAGCCCAGCGACGACCAGCGGTAATCCAGCAAGGTCGTCAGCGCGAAACTACAGTCGAGAACCAGAAGGAACGGCACCAGCGCGCTCGAAAGCAGCAACTTTAGCACGAACCGTCTCAAGTTCTTTCGCATAATGTTCAACACCCTTCGAAGCTCTCAAAGTCATGTAATTTTGTCGCATTGCAATGGTGTTGACAGGAATTGGTGTGGTCCTGTTTATCACACCAACAAAGCTCAACTTGAAATCTGCAACTCGATAGACAATATTCGAAGTCGTCGCTCCAGTAGTGAGCAAACCATCGAAATTCAACTTGACAAAAGCCACTGGCAATTCGGTGTCTCGATGAACAAGCGTAAAAAGAAGTGCAGAGTTAGTAGTCCAGGAATAAGAAGGAGCTAACTTCCGAAGAACGTAGATCATCATGTCAGTTTGAGTTGAAGTTCTACCATCGGCAGTTTGTCCAGAAGTCCAAGGAAGAAAAGAAAAGACGAGGACAGTTTCGCCTCCAAGCACAGTTTGCGTAGGTGGAGTGTTAAGGATAAAATCCCGATCCACAGAGCCAACGTAGACTGGAGTGATAGTAGTAGCGGTAATGTTTGTGGCAACTGTAGCAAACGTGCTACCTGAACCGCCATTAGTTTGACTAACGCCCTGCGGAACGTTTGCAAAAGGCGCAACAAGCATTGAAGGCGTGGAACACTGAATACGAGCAAGTTCTGAAGCATTGAAATTGTAAGCTCCATACTTCTGTAATTGATCACACCATGGATTGCCCCAAATGATACCACCAGGCACATCAGCATGTTGGAGCGAAATGAGGTTATTGTGAACAGGGCAATATTCACACCCTGTGTATGAAACCCCATTCAACTGACACTGAACAGCCTGATAGTAGCTCGACACCACGGTAGTAGCCGCAAGCGCGGTCATGTAAACTGCTCCAATACTGTCCGAAGTAGTAAGAAAAGTAGGATAGTCAGGCATGATTTCTTCATATGATGTGAACGTGGGAGCGTTGGACGAAGTCAACAGAGGGCGCGGCTGCGAGAAAGCCGCACGTCTGTTGAGTTTGTTCAAGACCATCACACTCACTTGCTGATTACCAGAAGATGACGTGGCAAGTTGAAGAGCCACATAAATAGCAAAGAAGCCGCCGAAGCTTTGTGGATTGGCGAGATCCAAAGGATTGTAATGAAACATGACGTTACGTTGATCCATAAGATCGAGTCCTTCAAACTCAAGCTTCTTTGGATCAATGAGTTCCCACTCAAAGATAGTGAACTGACTTGGTGACGTTATAGTGACAGGATCAATGTTTGGAGGTATACGACAAAAGACAACACCTCCTGCATGGAACCCCGTGCCAGCAATTTTAACAGCAAAATCAGCGTCGGAACAATGAGCATTGTAGATGCTACACAACTGCTGGATAACGGGATTGTATTGCGACCAATGAATGGGCACAGTATAACAACGTACCTGGGAGCTGCGAGGTATTCCACGTAAATGTAGCCAGCTCAATGTAATGTTGATAAATGTAGTCGTCTGGTTTATTGGACTGTCCCACATGTTTAGGAATTTCAGCGGAGGAGGGGTTAGCGGAATGGAGGGCAGACACAGGTTCAACAGTAATTGCGGCTGGGTCGACAGTAGTTCCAGGTCGCTCAGATGGGACAGCGGGCGCAGCCATTGTATATACGTTAACGTAGCAAGTGACATGTATACAATAAAGTGCATTACAAATACGAAGGCGTGGCCGAGGCCAGCGCCTAGTTTACACCAACGTAGTGCAAACAAGCCGCATCATAATCAGGCAGATGCGGCAACTCAAACGCGTAGGTGTCGGCACGATCCAACACCCAGTCTCTGACACGCCTGAAGAATTCCCGACCGTGTGGTGCGCACTCAAGTAGGAGATTAACAGTAATATCTCCAATGAGCGTGTCGTCGTATGCGATGGCTTGTTGATTAAGCCAAAACCGATGAGGTCGACCGGTAGTCCAGTCCAACATACGCTGTAGCGAATTGCACGACAATGCACCCACGTAATAGGGTGAGTTCTCAAGTTTAGCAAACGTCCTCTTCAGGAAGGAAAGTTCGTGAATTTCACGGAATGCATA